GAGCACGTGGTCGGACGGTTGGACCGGTGCACTTGGTCTCGAACCGACTATCGAGATGTACGTCGACCACATGGTGCAGGTCTTCCGCGAGGTCCGCCGCGTCCTCAGAAAGGACGGCACACTGTGGCTCAACATGGGCGACGGTTACGTCAGTGCACCGCCCGGCAACAAGGGCAAGTACAATCCCGAGACCGACCGGGACGGGGCTTATAGCCGGCGTGGCAATCGCCAGCTGGGCCACGGCGAGGACATGGACGCGATCTACATCAAGAGCAAGCAGTCAGGTCTCAAGCAAAAAGACCTGATCGGCATGCCATGGCGCTTAGCCCTCGCCTTGCAGAAAGACGGCTGGTACCTCAGACAGGACATCGTCTGGCAGAAGCCCAACCCGCTGCCCGAGAGCGCCACCGACCGGTGCACCCGGGCGCACGAGTATCTGTTCATGCTGTCGAAGGCGTCGCGCTACTACTACGACGCCGAGGCCATCGCCGAGCCAGTCATGCCGACACAGGTGGTCCGCATCACCGCCGGCAACGGCGACACCGAGCGCAGCCTGCCCAATTACGCGCGCAGCAAGCCACTGCATGGTGACGGCTTCGTCAACACGTTTGTGCCCGAGCCACCCAAGCAGGCATACGCTTCGAACTCGCCGCGTACTGATCGCTGGGGCAGGCTGCTGCCGACAATCGAGCAGGCAAACGGTTCGCAGGCATGGGAAGGCTGGACGCGCAACAAGCGCAGTGTCTGGACGATCCCGGTGCAGCCGTTCCCCGGCTCGCACTTTGCAGTGTTCCCGCCGGCATTGGTTCGGCCCGCCATTCTTGCCGGCTGTCCACAGCGTGGCATCGTCCTCGATCCGTTCGCCGGTTCAGGTACGGTCGCCGCCGAAGCCAGCCTCTTGGATCGCGACTCGATCCTGATCGAACTCAGCCCGGAGTATGTCGACATGATCACTGGACGGCTTGCCCAGCTGGGCTTCCTCGCGCCCAAGATCGAGATGGTCAGGGGTTCAGTGCCGAGATTACGACTTGCCATTTGATCAAATCATGATACACAAACAAAGTCGCGCCAGTCCGCCGCACCGAACGAGCGCGACTGAGTGGAAGGGTGAGGCCCGACAGCGTACAGTATCGCGTAAGGGCGCGCTGTCGGCCTCGCTCTCTCCCTAAAGGACCAAGATCAATGGTCGCTCCCAATAATGAAGCCAAAGCACGGGAACTGGGCGGCGAGCGGTTGGTGCGTTTCTTCGATCTGGTCCAGCAGGAGCAGCGCAAGCGGTGGAACGTCCCGCCATGGCGCGAGCAGAAGCTCATCGACGCCGATCTGGTTAACTGGAAAGACGTCAGCCGCGCACTGGAACTCTTGGAAGAGAGCACTGCCCGTTGGCCATGGCGACGACATGACCGACCTCGCTAAGATCAAGGACGTCACGCTGACCGTCGACCCCGACGGCGAACTCTTGGCTCACCGCACTGATTGCCCGATGGTCCAGCTGCATCGCATGCAGGGTCGTTACATTGCAACACTGTTCGGCATGGAGGTGCCGCTCAAGCCGGACACCAAAGATGTCAGGTTGCACGAATGCCTCACGAAACCATGAACTGCCCGAAGTGTGGTACCGAGTGCATGCGTGAAGACGTCGACATCGGTGTCGGCATCCTCTACGGCCCATGGGGTTGTCCCGGTTGTGGCTGGTCGGAAGACAGCGAGTATGACCTGACCATTCAGAACCCGGTCGACGCCAAGGGCGGCGCAATCGATCAGTATGGCGGCTATCACCCACCCGGTTCGAGTATGGCCCTCGCCTACCGCTTGGCCGAGGCGCAGAAGGTGGACGAGGACAAATGAAGATCGACGAGACACTGGCGTTCTTCCGCTCAGTCATCAAGTCCGGCGAGACATGGACAGACACGTGCGAGATCGCTTTCCGCGAGGCCCTCTCCGATGTGGAAGGATTGCGCCAGCTGCTCAAGCAGTGTCAGAACGACCGTGCACAGGACCAGCAGCGCCTGTTCAATTATGAAGGGCTGCTCAAGCCCAAGCCGATGCACACTGCCCCGCGCGACGGCACCATCATCGTCATCATCACCACGACCGGCGTGATCAGTGGCAGCTACAACAAGGGTCACGGCTGGGTCGAAAACCAAGAGGGCAAGGAGTATTGGGGACCGGAGTGGATATGCTACGATTCCGCCGTCTCACTCGAAATCGAGGAAACCCCGGAAGGCGAGTACTGCCCGGAAGCACTCGGCTGGTTGCCAATGATCGGAGACCCGGCATGACCACACTCGAAGAGGCCGCGTTCGTCATCATACCCGATTGGATCACGCCGGCCGAGATCAATTCCATCCGGGTCGAGTGTGCCGGGATCGATTGGTGGATAAGCAGTCACGCCATACTGGCCTTGCGCGGCTACGACGCCAACGATCCACTCTATTCCGCCGACCCGGAAGAGATGGACCCGGAGTGGCAGGCGTTGAACCCCGACCGCATGGGAGCCACCCTCACCGACACCAAAGCCTACGGAGCGTTCCCGGTCACTCGCACTGTCGTCGACCGCATCCCCGGCGACAAGGATCGCGTCCGCTTCATGGGGCTGAGCAAGGGCGAGAGGATCATCCCGCACACCGATCCGCTCAAGGCCGGCTTAGCCGACGGCGAACTGATCCGCTTGCACATCCCGATTGACACCAACGACACTGTCCTGTTCCACTCGGAGGACCAGACCATCCATTTCCCCGAGGCCGCCTTGTGTTACTTCGACATGCGCAAGACACACAGTGTCGAGAACGAGGGCACCTTGCGTCTGCATCTGGTGGTCGACGTCGAAGCCAACCAAGCACTGCGTGATCTCTTGACCGCGAACATCAAGGACACCCCATGAGCTACTCGAACGCCGATCTCAAAGCCGGCCTGATCCAACCTCAGACATTGGAGAACGGCGCGGTCGTTCACCCCGGTCTCCAGATCGGCGAGATGACACTGAGAGAGCATCAGGACTATCTCAAGTGGATGAAGATGCAGCGACCACTGACCAGAGGCGAGGCCATCCTCGCCGGCCATCGCCCGAAGGAAGTCTACGAGTGGTTCGGCCCGCTCGACGTTCAACGCGATCAAGTCATCCCGCCGGCACAGAGCAGAGAGACCGTGGTGCATCTGAGCATGGCCAAGCTCGATGCATACGTGGACACGCCCAAGACAATCGAGCACCAACGTTTCATCGCCCCGCCACCGCAGCCGAATGCCGCCCCAACCCCGACCACCGTCGCCATGGAGGGCTTCCGCCAACTCAATGAGGCCGTCCCCACCACACAGGAGCAGTTCGTCGAGAGCAAGGCGCGCGGCTATACCGGCGACGCCTGTCCCGACTGCGGCAGCTTCACCATGCTCAACAACGGCACGTGTCTGGTCTGCGACAACTGCGGCCGCACGACAGGGTGTTCATGACCGCGCACGACGTGATGCTGATCGCTGTCGGCGCGACTATCGGCAGCTTTCTCGGCAGCATCACTGGTCACGCCATAAGTGCGTGGTGGAAACGGTTGGCGCGTCAGCGTTTGGTGCGTCGGCGAAATAAGTATTTGACAGGCCGGTAAGATTTAATAAATAATCGGTGATCATGGTAGAGCGCCTTCTCCTCGAACCGCCGCCGCCCAAGCGAAAACGCGGCCGCCCACCCGGTGGCAATAAGGGCCGCCCGTTTGGCGCACGCAACAAGTCGAGCAAGGCTGAGCGGCAAGCCGCCGCCAAGACCGGTGCCCTGCCCCATCAGATACTGCTCAAGATCGCGCGCATGATGCCGGGCGACAAATACGGCGAATACGAGGTCGAGTTCGAGGACATCATCGAAGCCGCCAAGGCGGCCGCGCAGTTCTACGCCCCGAAGTTCGCCAGTATCACGATCAAGCCGGCCGACCGCCCGCCCGTCAATGTGCAACTCGATCCGCGTCCGCTGGCCAATCTCGCCCCGGACGATCTGCTCAAGATACTCGACGCCCTGATCAAGGCGAGCACGCAAGGGATCATCGACGCCGAATCCACCCCGGTGATCAATCCCGACGCCGACATCGAAGATATCGATCCTTCCCTCTACGAACGCACACTCCAGTAAACGGCTAATTCCGGGGCGGGGGCGCTAACCGGAGAATAGTGATATGCCGTATTTGTACGCCACCGCATTCGCGTTGTTCGTACTGAGCACCCCGGCACATGCCGGCGACATCAACTACTGCCGGCCTTACGCCGCGCAGTTAACTCAGACGTTCATAAACTATGTGTGGAAGCGGGCCTACACTGCCTGCCTCAATGTCGAGGGTGAAGACCCGATCCCACCGAATAACTGGTTGACCGCTTGGAACATCGTCGCACCGGAATCCGATCTGAAAACGGTCGCGCTCACGTCGAAGACTTCGCTCGACATCAGTAAGATCGGCAACGTGCCGGCGTCCGACGCACCCAAGGGTAAGAAGGTCAAGACCGATCCGGTCGAGGTGGCGGCAATTGATCCCGCACCTGATCCGGTAGACCCACCACCGACCAAATCCAAGAAGCGCGTCAGGACGGCGTTAGCCGATCCGACGCCGCAATCATCCGGTGGCGCGCCACAAGCACTGTGCACCAGTCATAAAATGCGCACAGTTTACACTGCTAATGGCAAAAGTTGGAACTGCCGTAAATGATCAGAGAACTGTTCGCTGCGGTGTGTCTGATCGCACTGGTTTACGGTCTCTACAAACTCTTTGATATGGTGCCGGCCCAATGAGCGATAGCGAAGTAACCGTCAGAGACGTGCAGCATCAGGGCTTGTCTCTGGCAGCGGTCGGCCTCGACGAGGGCGAACTCGCCGACGCGGTCAAGCGGACACTGCTCATCAACTACGCGGCACAGTTTCTGTGCCGCCACTACGGCCCCAAGGACGGTTGCCATTGTCGCGGCAACGAGGCACACTGTCATGCTCACATATTGTGGGAGGACGAGGCCCGTGTCGTGGTCACGGGTTTCGAGCGGATCGGAGCGATCAAATGAGCGATAGGATCAAGGACGCAGTTAAACAGATCAACCGCGAGATCGATCTCCAGACAGGTCCACCGTCCATGTCTCAGAATGAAGCGTTGGAGATACTGGAGCAGGTTGCCTCTGACGTCGAGGCGAAGATCGACGCACTGAAAGATGAAATGAAATGAAAAAGAAGAAGCTCAAGCGTCAGGCAGAGGCGTTGTCGCGTACTATGGGTATCAGTATTGAAGCCGCCCGTGAGTTAGTACTCTCGATCAGGAATCCGACACCGGACGGATTCGTGGAGTGGAGCCTGCCGCTCACTGAAGAGATCATTGCGGCACTGGACCGGAGCAAGAATCCAGACGAGCCTATAAGCTCAGCAAGAAGCACGGCACCGAGACGTGGCTGAGCGCAAGAGTGGCGATGAGCCGTAAGGAGATCAAACGGCGCTGGCGTGATCGGCATCCCGAGAACGGTCGCGAATATAGTAGGCGCTGGCGTGCCGAGCATCCTGATTACTGGAAGGCGTGGGCCAAGGCGTATCGCCAAGCCAATCCCGGCATCATGGCCGAGAAGGCGCGCCGCTACCGTGCCACTCACCGTGAAGCGATCAAGGTGGCACGAGTGTTGGAGGTCAGTATAATGGAAGCCCGCGAGATGCTGAAGGCACTGGGGGAGCGCAATGGACCACGAGATACCGTTCACCAGCGAGGAGTGGTGGAAGCTCAAGCTGAAGACGCGCGAGCGCTGGTGGAAGGAGACCGACTACAGCAAGCGCCCACAGGACGCCAGTGAGGAACTCCTGACTGAGATCAGGGAGCAGCTGTGCGCGACTACCTCGTTACACTGACCAACTTTAGACGTGGTCGGCGTGTGCAGAACGGCACCGCCGACTGGCACCGCCTCAAGCGTATCCTTGAAGCGGTGCGCAAGCGTCACGGTTGGAAAACGACGCTGTCCGAGACTGGACACTTCCCACTGGTCGTGCGCACGCATCGTGGTGGTCCGGTCGTCTTGAAGATCGAAGACGGCAAACTGATCGAGCAGGCTAAGCAGCTGGCCGAAGTGTTCGGGCCGTAACTTAAACCCGGTCAAGTTGCGTGTGCCGTGGATAGCTGGTAGCCACGCCACATGAACCAAGTCAACATCAACCCGATGATCAACCAATTGCGGGGGATCATCATCGAGCAGCGTGAAGGCACGCTCAACGCACCACGCACCCTCGACCGTGAAGACTGGCCACCCGATTACGGGGCGGTGCATGCGTGGCGACAGAACCAGCTGACCCGCTTTGCCAGTGATCGCAAGGTGGTCGCCGCCGCCAAGCGCTTCTACGCCAACAAGCCGGTCGCGTTCATCAATCACTGGCTCGACACCTACGATCCGCGCAATGCCGCTGTCGGCGATCCGGTGTGGTTGCCGATGGTCCTGTTCAGGCGTCAGCAGAACCTGATCGAGTTCGTCAACGCATGTGTGGCCGGCGAGACGTCCGGCCTCGTCGAGAAATCCCGTGACATGGGGGCGACGTGGGTCTGTGTCGGCATGAGCGTGCATTGGTTCCTGTTCGGTGGCGCGGTCGCCATCGGCTGGGGGAGCCAGACGCAGGACAAGGTCGACCGGCTCGGCGATCCGTCCGGCGTGTTCGAGAAGATCAGGATGGCGCTCCACCACCTGCCCGACTACTTCAAGCCTGCCGGCCTCGACGCCAGCCTCAACTACATGCGTTGCGTCAACCCGAAGACCGGGGCAACGATTGTCGGCGAGGTCGGCGACAACATCGGTCGTGGCGGCCGCACAATGGTCACCTTCGTCGACGAGGCGGCCTACTTGCTCAGACCAGAGAAGGTCGAGGGCGCACTCTTAGAAACCACCCGTACACGTATTGACATCTCCAGTGTGTCCGGTCCCGGCACGGTGTTTCACCGCAAGCGTGAATCCGGTGTCGACTGGGAACCCGGACAGAGTACGGTCAAGGCCCGCACTAACGTGTTCGTGATGGACTGGCGCGATCACCCGACCAAGGATCAAGACTGGTACGACACGCGCAAGGAAGACCTCAAGCAGAAGGGTCTTGGTCACGTCTTCGCGCAGGAGATCGATAGAAATTACTTGGCGGCCGCCGAAGGCATCATCATCAACGCCGAGTGGGTCGAGGCGGCAATCGATGCCGACAAGAAGCTCGGCCTCGACATCGAGACACTGGGTGGTCAGACGATTGCGGCTCTCGACGTCGCCGACGGCGGCGCAGACAGTAATGCACTGGCCATACGTAAAGGCCCGGTGCTCAAGTACCTCGACGAGTGGGGCGAGCGGGATACCACGATCACCGCCCGCCGCGCAGTGACTACGTGTGAACCGTTCGCGCCGCTCGATCTCGAATACGACGCAGTCGGTGTCGGTTCCGGCGTCAAGGGCGAGACCAATCGCCTCGTCGAGGACAAGGTGATGCCGAAGGGCATCCGTATGCAGCCGTGGCTGGCCAGTGCCAAGGTCAACTTCCCCGCCGACTTCGTTCATCAGGGAGATCGACAATCACCCCGCAATCGCGACTTTTTCCAGAACCTGAAAGCGCAGGCGTGGTGGATGCTGGCGCGGAGGTTCGAATTAACGTGGCAGGCAGTCAATAATATACTGACCGGCGAACTCGATCCCGACGAACTGATTATCTTGCCGAGCAAGCTGCCACTTATCCGCAAGCTGCAAAAAGAACTGAGCCAAGCCACTGCCAGCCGCAAGAGCACGACGCTCAAGCTGATCGTCGACAAGAACCCGGAAGGGACCAAGTCGCCCAACCTCGCCGACTCCGTGGTCATGTCGTACTGGCCAGTCATGTTGCCTGAGCGTCATCTTGCCATTGGTGGTTTCAGTGTGTTGCGTCAGACCGGACCCTAACGCACAGGCACAGTCAGATGACCCAGATCAGGTCGTGGCTCAAGGACAATGCAACACTGGCCACGTTCTTGGTGGCGCAAGCCGCTGCCGTGGCTGTGGGTATTGTCAGCCTCATCATTTATGCAGTGAAGCTCGAAACCCGCGTGCACATCATGGAGACGCGCGGCTCGGCCTACACGGTCGAGAGCATCGGCAAGATCGAGGAGAATCTCGGCAAGATCGAGGTGCGGGTAACGACATTAGAAGGACACGTCGAGGCCAACACCGACTCGGTCAAGCGGATCGTCGACGTCATGACCCGTGAGTTGAACAAGCAACATCAAGGAGAGAAACAGTGACAGCCGAAACCGAGAAGCGGATGCCGGGTGACACCGAGCCGTCTGTAAAGGCAGCGACGATCACCACACTGACCCCGAAAGATTTTCAACGCCGGCTGGTCGAGCACGGCTTCGACTTGCCCAAGTATGGGGCCGACGGCGACTGGGGCGACGAGACCGCGAGCGCGTGCGATAACTGGTTCGCCGAGGGCACCGACCTACTTACTGATCCGTCGGTCCCGATCACACCACCAGACACCGATGTCGGTGAGGGTCTCGTCCCGGCCGATTGGATGCCCGACTGCGACATGGATAAGCTCATCATTCACTGGACCGCCGGCAGCTACACGGTGAGCGCCACCGACCGTGAGCACTACCACATCATCGTCGGTGGCGACGGCCACCTCGCCAAGGGCGACAAGTCGATCAAGGCGAACGTCTCGACCAGCGACAATGACGGTTACGCCGCGCACACCAAGAATTGCAACAGCAAGTCAATCGGCATCAGTGCAGCGTGCATGGCCGGCGCTTGGGAAAGCCCGTTCAATGCGGGAGCCTATCCGCTCAAGCAAATCCAGTGGGACACACTGGCCGAGGTCGCCGCCGAACTGTGCAACAAGTACAATATCGCGGTGACCCCGACGACCGTGCTTCAGCATGGCGAGGTCGAGGACAACCTCAACATCGCGCAGGACGGCAAGTGGGATATCTGCAAGCTGCCGTGGGCACCGTCGCTGAATCACAAACAGGTCGGCGATCAGTTCCGCGACATGGTCAAAGCACGCATGTGATGCAGGTCTCCGACCAACTACGCAAAAGCACCTACGGCTACACCCATTGGTGCCCGGGCTGTAGGTGCTGTCATCACATCGCCGTCGACGAACCCAACGCGAGCGGCGCGATGTGGTACTTCGACCGCAACTTAAACAAGCCGACCTTCTCGCCGAGCGTTTACTTCCGCTATCTTGACCAGAAGGGCATGCCAATCGGCATCTGTCACTACCACTTGGTCGCCGGCCAGCTGAGCTTTCAGGACGATTGCACACATGGTTACGTCGGCCGGATCGTCGATTTGCCCGCATTGCCGCCCGGACTACGCGACAAGGAATAGCCGAAATGGTTGAACGTCTCAGACTGGACGCGGTGGACAAAGCCGCCAAGGGCAACAACGGCCGCGCCGGCCTGATGATGACCGGCCTCGTCGCGCCGCCGCCCCGCCTCAAGGCAATGACCCCGATGGGCGTGTCCGGCGTCAGTGTGTTGAGCGGCTACGTCCGCACCACCGAGAAGAATGCCGACTGGGTCGGAAGCCGCAAATGGCAGACGATTGCCGACATGAGCGTCAACGTCAGTATCGTTGCCGCCAGTGTCGGCTTCTTCTTGAACATGGTGGCGCATCCAGCGTGGACGGTGAAGCCGGCCGAGGACGTCAAAGAGGGCAAGTCGAGCAAGGAAGCCGAGAAGCTCGCCGAGTTCGTCCACGAAGTCATCAACGACATGACCACGCCGTGGCAGCGCGTGGTCCGCCGTAGTGCGATGTACCGCTTCAACGGTTTCGGCATTCAGGAGTGGATTGCCAAGAAGCGCGACGACGGCAAGATCGGCATCAAGGACATCGAGCCGCGTCCGCCGTTCACGATTGAGCGCTGGGCAGTCGACGACGACGGCACGATTCTCGGTGTGTGGCAGCGCAGCCCACAGACGTTTGAGCTTCTCGGCTTGCCACGCGGCAAGCTGATATACTTGGTCGACGACACTTATACTGACCAGCCCGACGGTATCGGTGTCTACCGTATGCTGGCCGAGCCGTTCAATCGGCTGAAGCAGTATCTCGAACTCGAAGCCCGCGCCTATGAGCGCGACATGCGTGGCATCCCGATTGGCCGCGCCCCGATCACTGCGATCAGGCAGATGGTCAAGGAAGGCCGCCTGACCGACAAGGAGGGCGAGGGCCTGTTGCAGGGCATCCGCGATTTCATCACCACGCAGGTGCGCGACAAGAACACGTCGCTGCTGATGGATTCGCTGCCTTACGAGAACCAGACCGCCGACGGCCTGACGATTGCCGGCACCCAGCAGTGGGACGTCAGCCTGTTGTCGGGCGGCGTCAGTGGCTTCGCCGACATGGCCAAGGCCATCGACCGGCTACAGCGCGAGATCGCGAGGATCATCGGTACTGAGCATTTGATGATGGGCGATCAGGGCGGCAACCGTGCCCTCTCCGAGGACAAGAGCCGCAACCTCTACCTCATCGCCAATGCCGTGCTCGCCAACATCGCCGATGCGATGAACCACGACGTCATCGATCCGGTCTGGTCGTTGAACGGCTTCGATCCCAAGCTCAAGCCGAAGTTCAGCACCGAGGACGTCGCCTTCAAGAACGCGCAAGAGATCGCCACGGCGCTGCAAGCGATGGCGGCGGCCGGCGCTGTGCTCCAGCCCAACGACCCGGCCATCGACGACGTCCGCGACTTGCTCGGCATCGCCAAAGCACCCGAGATGACGCCGGCACAGATCGGCATGATGCAGGGAGCCGCCGCTGGCGCGCCCGGAGCGCCCGGCGCTGCCGGTGGACCGTTCGGGGCCAAGAAACCACCCCAGCCCGCTCCTACCCCGGCGGCCGGGGCCAACGGCAAGGCACCGGGCAGGGGCAGTCCTCCCCAACTCGACGATGCCAAGCAGCAACAGGTCGCAGATACAACCGACAGTCAGTCGAAGCGGCCCGGTCAGAAGCCGGTGCCGACCAAGAAGCGCTGGGACGAGTACGACGAGTTCAGGAAGTACAATCACTACCACGGCGAGCACGGCTACTTCGCGTCTGGTTCCGGCGACCCGACGAGCACGGCCGGCTGGGGCGGTAGCGGCCCGGGCGGCTCACTGAGCATCGACGACTACGCCAACCAAGCGATGGGCAATCTCGGTCGTACCAGCCGCACGGCACAGGGTGTGCTCGACACCTCGTCGAGCGCCGGCAAGGAGGACAAGTTGGTCGCCGGCCTGACCGGCGAGCACGCCGCGATGCAGGCCAAGCAGAACTTCGAAGGGGCGATCCGCGATCTCTACTACGAGCGCAACGACGTCCCCGACCGCTGGCGCGACATGGAGGTGCGTGTCGACAAGCTCGCCGAGGACATCAATCAGGGCATCGTGCGTCCGGGCGAGGTCAACCGCACACTCGAAACCAAGTTCCCCAACCAGACCAGTGCACTCGATCTGCCGATTGCCAAGAAGCAGTTCGCGCAGGAATTGACCGACCGGCTACGTGATCCGCACGCCGATCCGGTCGAGACCGCCGCGTGGATCGAGTGGCGCGCCAACATCATGGACCATTTCTGGTCGGACGGTGTCGGCAAGACCTCGAAGGCGCTGGCGGCATTGCCGCTGATGCGCGCCGGCATCGCACTGCCCAACTACCCCGACAACAAAGTATTTTATGGCTACGCGCCCAAGACCAAGGTCGACCCGCGCAACGGCGGCAGTGCCTATCTCGGCAGCGAGTGGAAGAAGTTCAACGATTACTATCACACACTGATCCCGGTCAGGAAGTACAATCCGAACCACGTTCCGGCTGGCTCACCGGAAGGCGGACAGTTCGCGCCGAAGGACGGGCAACTCGAACTGCCGTTCGAATCGCGGGCGCTGGTGCCGGCGGAATCGCATGCACTGGTGCCGATGGAGTCCGGGCCGAACGCAAACAGTCTGGCGACCCAGCTGCCGGCGGCCGCCAACGACAATCTGCCGGTTTCACGCAAAGACCCGGAAGCTTCGCTTAAGACGAGGCAGTGGCTGGCCTTGAACGCGCGCCGGAAGCTGGCCGACGGTTTGTCCAGCGTCAAGGAGGTCGGGGCGGAACTGGGTGCAAGTACGGCGCGCGAGTTCGCGGTTATCGCGGCGGTCGACATGGTCATGCATGCTGTCGTCCCGGTCCTGCCCGAGCCGTTCGGTGCACTGACGGCGGCGGCGTTGACCGCGACCGTCGGCAAGATCGCTACCAAGCTCGGCGTTACCGAGGAGAACATCCGTCACGGTCTGAGGGCCGGGATCAACAAGCTCATCGAGTTCCGCAAGTCGCAGCTGACACTCGGTCGTTTGCGGGCGGTCCCGGCAGGCGCGGTCGTCGATCTGGACAGAGGTCGCATCCTGACCAAGGGCGACGAGGACATTGGCCTGTTCTTCCTTTTCAAGGACGACAACGCGGCCGGACCAGACGACGCCATCTTGCAGTGGCTGTATGCGATCAACGACATGCTCGACCATCCAACGCCGGCACAGCGTGACCCGGCGACACAGCCGGCCGCCAATGCCACCGTGCACGTCAATCGTCTGCATGACGTCACCGACATGACCGTCAAGTACAATCACGAGCATGATCCGAAGAGTGGCGAGTTCGCCCCGACCGGCGAAGGCGAGGTCAGTGGTGGCGGCGGGGCTGAACTGACTGGCACCGCGCAGTGGGTGCGCCCGAGCGAAGCCAACATGCGGCAGGAGTACAAGGTCGAGTACCAGCATCACTTCAAGGATGCGCACGGTGACATGTTCCCGAACGAGCAGGACTTCGTCGATGCGGTCAAGGCCGCGCCGACGGTGACTGTCGACCGTGCTCTCGACGGTCGCATCAGCAACCGCAGCCAGACCTCCAGCATGAGCAGTCTGCTCGGTCTGATCCGGGGCTACCGCTCCTATCCCAAGTTCAGGAACGAGAAAACACTGACGGCACTGGAAGACCGCATCAAGACCGGCAAGCCTACCGACATGGCGATTGTCACCAAGGACGGCAACAGTATGCGCGTGCTCAGTGGCAACACGCGCATGGACATCGGCTTCATGCATAACGACCGGGTCAAGGTGGTCATGCTCGATGTCGGCAAGTACCGTAAGTACAACGAGAAGCACCAGCCGGGTGGCTCGCCCCAAGGTGGAGAGTTCGCGCCGAAGGACGGCGGTGAGGGCGGCGGCGTCGGTGGAGGCAAAAACTACGGACTGGTCCCCGGCGACGTCCAGAAGTTCCACGAACTCAAGTCGCAGTGGGCCAAGGTCAACAACAATCTCTTGACCCACATCGATCACCCGGATTCGCCGGAAGCGCAGATCGCGATGCACGAGATGGAGCGCATCTCGAAGGAGATCGGTCAGCTGCATGCTGATCCCGGTGGCCCGGAAGGCATCGGTCTCCCCGGCGGTCCCCGTGACGTGACGATTATCGGCGCAGGTCCGGGCGGTCTGGCAGCGAGCATCTTCGGTGGGGCCGAGGGTCTCGATACACTGATTGTCGAGAAGAACGTCGAGGCCGGCGGACAGGCACGCTACTCGTCGCGCATCGAGAACTTCCCCGGCTTCCCGGTCGGTGTGACCGGCGAGACCCTGACCAGCAATATGTTCGAGCAGTCGGCGCGTCTCGGTGCCGAGAACAAGCTCGGTGTCAGTGTCACCGGCATGACCGTTGATCCGATCACCGGGATGAAGACGCTGACGATGTCGGACGGCACCTCCGTCGACAGCCGCACGGTCATACTGGCCGGCGGCGTCGAGTTCCGCCAGCCCGACTTCCCCGGTGCGGATGGGTCGGGCGTGTTCGTCGGCGACGGCAAGAAGCTGGCCGAGGAGAGCGTCGGCGGCACTGCCGTGGTGCTCGGCGGCTCGAATGGCGCGGCACAGGCTGCACTGGGCGCAGCGACGCAAGCCGATCAGGTCTACCTGATCTCGCGCAGCCCAATCGCCAAGGGCATGAGCGACTACCAAGTCAGTGCACTGGGCAACCAGCCGAAGGTCACGGTCCTAGAGAACGACGGCATCGCCAGTCTCAACCGCGATGCGGCGGGCAACCCGGTGAGCATCACCACCAAGAGCGGGCAGACGATCTCGACCAAGGCGGTCGGTGTGTTCACTGGCAGTGTGCCGTCGACGAACTGGCTACCGTCAGGAATTAGTCGCAACAAGGCCGGCATGGTGACCACCGACCGGAACCTGCAAACCAGTATTCCGGGTGTGTTCGCGGTCGGCGACATGCGCGAGGGAGCCATCGGCAGAATCGGTGTCGCGGTCGGCGAGGGGCAGCTGGCACTGCGTGAAGCGCACGTCTATCTGGAAGACAGCCGGAAAGCGCAGGCCAAGCTCGACGTGGCGATTGCCCACGACGACACGCACAAGGCGGCCCAAACGTTCAACGCCTCCGATCTGCTCACACGGCTGTTTGCCATCGACCGCGCCAATCCGTGGTTCGGGCAGACGGTCGAGGACGTCAAGCCGCCGGTCAAGAAGTACAACGAGAAGCATCAGCCGGGCGGTTCACCTGAAGGCGGACAGTTCGCGCCGAAGGACGGCGGCGGTGAGGGCGGCGGTAGCGCCGAGGGCGGCCACAAGGTCAACAGCGCAGGCGAACTGGTAGGCTACGTCCCGAAGCCCGTCAGTTCGGCCAGCGAATTGTACGAGCGCACACGTGATCCCAGTGCCACCCCGGAGAGCGTCATGGCAATCGCCGGTCCCGATGTCGCCGCCAAGGCCGCCGAGGCCGAGCGGCGGCTGAAAGACGATGTGGCGACGCAGACCAAGTTCTTGGGCAAGGACGGCAAGTACATTCCCACGCGCGAGGCCCTGCACAACGACATCCTGCACAACGGTGGCATTGACAGCAAAGGCAAGCGCACTGCATGGACCGGCTTCACTCCCGAGGCGATTGCCAATGCAAGGCCGGCAGAAGGCGAACAGAAGACGCTGTACGTGTTGGGTGGACGTGGCGGGGCCGGCAAGAGTTGGTTCTCGAAATCGCCCGACAGCCCCTTCGACGCTTCCAAGACGATGTACATCAACAGCGACGACTTCAAGGAATCGTTGCCCGAGTACGCGGGCTGGAACGCCGGCTCGGTACACGAGGAGGCCAGCGACATAGCCAACCGTGCGCATGAGTGGGCGCGCAACGCCGGCCTCAACGTCACCTTCGACGCCACCCTCAAATCGAGCGGCTCGGTCAGTAAGCTGATCTCGGATTATGAGAAGGCCGGTTACAAGATCGAGGGCTACTTCATGCACACTGCGCCACAGGTTAGTGCGGTGCGCGCCATGCACCGCTTCAATCACACTGGCAGGTACGTGCCGGCGAAATACATATTGGGCAGCACGTCCAACGAGGCAACGTTCGACTCGATGCGGACGCGCTTCAGTAAGTGGGCGGTTTATGATAACAACACCGGCAGAGGCCCGGTCAAGGTGGCCGAGAACAAGAGGTGAGCCGATGGCCGACGAGAAGCTGAAGTGGCCTGCCGAGTTCTACGAATCCGGCGAAGCCATGCCCGACAGCGAGGATGTCACGGCGCGCTATTCGTCCGACTTCGACAAAAACAATCTCGCGCGCATCCGCGCGATCATGGCACAGCAGCGCGAGATCGAGCCGGTCCTCAAGTATTTTGTCGACACTGGTTATCGGGCGATGAACAAGGTGCTGCGCGGCGAGCACCTGCGCAAGCGTGACAACGACTTCGCTCGCGAGCAGATGGTCAAGATCGACGAGGCGCTCGCCTCGCCCTACAACCGGACGCCGTCGCCGCTCTTGGTCTATCGCGGCATCACACCCGAGTTCGCGCACAGCCTCATCGACGCGCTCAAGGCCGACGGCAAGTTCAGCGACGCCGGCTACATCATTGCCTCGACGGTGCCACGCCAGACGCCGTACCAGTTGCAGATCGAGCTACCCGCCGGCACGCCCTATCTCACGCTCAGCAAGTTCCTGATCAACGAGATCGTCCTGCCGCATGGCGGCCGCTTGCAAGCGGTGGCGCACCACGAGCTACCGCAGACCAAAGTCCGCATCGTGGCACGCTGGTTAGGCACATGAACCTCGACACTTTCTGGTGGGGTTGGGCGTTCGGCGTCTTGGTCACGGGCGTCGGCGTGATCCTCGTCATCGGCTCAAGTGCCATCCGTCATCAGTACGACCGGATGCGACGACGCCGTGATTACACGTTGACCAATTACTCGATCAACTACGCGGATGAGTTCTTCAAAAAGCTGCACAAACGCGACGAACCGATCAGTTGGTTCGACGGTTTGCCCA